GAGAGCTACATTTTTGGCGGCGGCTATTGGTTAAGTGCCAAAGCTGCACAGATAATCGTAAATTCAAAGGTGACGTACTGGTGCGAGGATTGGTGGATAGGTATGGCTCTGTCCCAGCCCGTCAAACGCGGCGAGATTATCCGCAATGATTCTCCTTTGAACGTGTCCAAGTACGCAATTGCGCCACGCCTTCCGAACGTGAATAACGACATCATCTCGGTAGAGTTGTCCGCTGGAAATTATGACAAGGCAAAGATGTACGCCTGTCATGAGCAGTTTTCTAAACCTGTACCCGTGCAGATCGGGCGCGGCGGATATAGGTATGACGCGAGCGGGTTAGTAACAAATTGGTGGGATCGCCACAGTCGATAGGAAAGGAAACATATGGCAGGCGCAACTTTAGAACCAGCGGGCAGCGGAGTAGCAGGCGTCCAGCCCAAGGGGATTACACAGCAATATCAACTCGCGGCAACCAGCGCGAATTTGAACACATCCACGGGTATCACTCCGCGTGATTCAGGAACCATCGTGATTAACACGAACCCCGGAAAACCGCCTCAGAAGCAGACGAATGGCACTGTTCAGCGGTCTTCACAGTTGAAGGTGGACGGGACGGCAGGCAATGTCGGAAACGCGTTAGTCTGTACGTCCGGCGTGGGCCTTGTTCCGACCCCGCCTGTGGGATCAACTTCACAGGATGGTCTCAGTCAAGACGCTCAACATCAGTAAGATTTTGGGGCTTCGAAAGATCGCCTTCGGCCAATTGCTCGCGGCCCCAAATATTATAATCACCTGATTCGCTATCAGGTGACGGGCGATGCTTCAACATCGCCCATTCTCTTTGAAGGGAGAATATGCCACAAGATTACCAGAGCAGGAAAGAATATTTTGCGGATTATCATATTCGCAATACTGAACGTAGAAGCAAAGAAGAGAAGGCTAGACGTTATTTACGCGATTACGGATTGACTCTTGAGCAATGGGACGCTCTATTCGAAAGCCAAGGGCGACGATGTGCCATATGTCGAACGTCTGATTCAGGAACTAAACTTGGTTGGGACACTGACCATGACCACACTACTAATCAAACCAGAGGGATACTCTGTCATGGCTGTAATGTCATGCTAGGAGGAGCCAGAGACAAAGTTTCAACTTTGTCGCAAGGAGCCAAGTATTTGTCAGGAGAGATTTTGTATGGATACATTCCCTAGGGATTTGAGTTCATCGCTGTTAGACCCTTTATTGAATGTGAATCAGTTTAAGGGACCAGAAGCACCAGAAGACGCACTAGACTTTCGGGGGAGAAAGATATGCCAAACAAAAGACGACGGGGTCAGTGCACTGATTTTTACGCGGGCGCATTAAAAAGGATCATGCTAAACAAGGAAGGCCACTCGGCAGCGCAATTGAGCATCATGCTCGAAGCGGCGAAGCTGCTCGCGCACCTTGATGGCATTCCGGGGTTGACAGGTGACTCAGGCCAACCTTCCATCTCGTCAATCTCTAGTCCCGATCCACTGCTTGAAAGTTTGAAAGCCCGACATGCCGCGACGGGGGTGACTAATGCAACTGCTTAAAATCGCGACAACCGAACAGGCACTCGCCTTTGCGAAGCAGTGGAAGCACCGCAACATTCACCACATAATTGACGAAGTCCATGCGTCCTTCGCAGCGGATTTTGCAAACGTGATTGTGACATCTTTTGTCGAACAACAGATGCTGAAGGCTAAAGCCGCAGCAGCACCTAAGATTGTTTCAACGGAGTAGGAGGCATCATGAAGTTCATCACCGGGCAGTACACGAGTTTGTTTTCACGGTTTCTCCATAGCTTCTTCCTCGAAATGCCAATGCAGTTGTGGTTCAGAGTTCTGAGCCTGTTGACCCCAAGCGCACAGTTCCATAATTACACGAATGTGTCTGATGCAGTGTTGCTGGATTCGTGGAAGGCAGCACAGAAGAATTTGTCAACCAACGCTTTCCCTGACAGCGCCTATGGTAGCGGGACGCATCCCGCCGACCCGAGAGCGGCGACTGTTCAGCCGAGTAATGTTTCGGTCATCGCCGTGCCCGATACGACCATCGCTGATTTGGTCAAGGTCAACCCGTACTGGTCGAAGGATAAAGACCCGTCCGGTACGATCATCGTAGACGAAGGATTCGGCTTCTTGGAATACCAAGCCTGCCATGCCATTACGTTCTGCTGGACGCGTCCGCGAGTGTACGCAGCGGCGAGCGAGATTCCGGTCGTGCTTCAGTACGAGTTTGAGAACATCATCCTGAGCAAGTTGGGATACAACGTCGAACAGAGATAGGAGAGCCATGAAATTCTGGACTGAGTTGGGTTTGGGCTACAAAATTTTTGGCGCGATTGTCCTTGTCGGCGCTATCGTAATTTTGATTTTCGGGCGGTAATTGGAAGGTATTTTAACACCTTGGAGGGGTAATGAACGGATGTCAGTACGCTCAAAAGAAATTTTCGGCTCCTGCCAGTTGGCACACCGATCAGTTGACATGGGACATAGCGTTCATGTCGGATTCTGAATTTCAGGAAAAGTATCATCGCACCATTACCCAGATCACTAAACGTCTAGAAACGGATTACGTGGATGTGAACGGAAGGTGGCAAACCCGAAAATGACTCCCAAGACTCTTCGTGGTGCGCTCAATCAAATTCAGAGGATGTTGTCTGGGACTGAGTACAGCGAAGACTTGTGGAACACGTTAGTTGCGCTACGCGGCCCTGATTCTCGGAATCGAAAACTCAAATCTGCTACGACTGCGGTCATCCGGTCCACAGCATTTCCGAAAAGACCATGTGATTATTTGTCGGTATTCGGGACTGACAGTAAGAAGTTAGCCAGCAGACGACGTTCACTATTCGCGAATCGCGAAGACAATAATCACTTTCGTGAGCATGTGGCTGATGCTTTCAAATCTCTTGGTCTATCACTGTCTGAGGAGAACGTATGGAACAAGTAATCCCGAGACTTTGGGTAGGCAGTGACGAGGATGTACCCGAAGCGAAGAAACGCGGGTACGCAAGACTTACCGCCGCTAAAGACGGCCCTGATGGTCACCGAGAGATTCTTGGGTATACGACCATGGGTGCTCCGAAAGGTAAAGATTATTTGTTCGCCCGCGAGGGTGACCACGCAGCGATGAATCTGATAGACGTGGACGATCCCGCGTTCATTCCCGAGAAGATGATTCTTCAGGGCATTGAATTCGCCCAGGAGATGTGGGCACAGGGTAAAAAGATACTGATACACTGTAACGCAGGACACAGCAGAGGGCCGACAACGGCTCTGTTATTCATGCGATCTATCGGTGAATTGCCCCAGCCCTTCAATCGGGCGAGAAAGATTTTCAAGGTGTTATACCCTCCGTACGACCCTGGACAGGGTATGCTATACACCGCGCACAAAATGTGGAACGAAGTCGAAAATAGTTATAAACCTACAGTCTAATTAACTGTCGGAGAGGAGTGCCTTGAACACTCCTCTATTCTTTCAAGGAGAATTATGACATATATGCAGCAGTGGAGAAAAGAACATCGAGAACAGATTCTCGAAGATAATAGGCAATGGAGAGAGCATAACAGAGAGGCCCATCTCGAACGTCGTTTAAAGTCTTCTTATACCGTGGCATATAAGTTTGCCACGCTGCGAGCACGTTGTAAACGACTAGGAATGTTGATGACTATTCCTCGGGATATTTTCACCGAGATCATCTCAATGCCTTGCGAATACTGCGGTGGCTCACTGCCCAAGGCGGGATACGGTTTAGATAGAAAAGACAACAGTCTTGGATATACCTCTGAAAATTCCGTACCCTGTTGCACACGTTGTAATACGATGAAGGGTGCCCTCTTAACCTACGAAGAGATGAAGTTGATTTGGAACATGAGACTAGGGGATTGCCCCAAAAGGATAGTATGCCAGAACAAAATATCATGAAGGAAGGGCCTGGTCTCAGATCACATGTTCGAGAGACGAACGCGGTGGTAAACGACGTGGCCCCAGAGATGCCGAAGGCGACCCCGCCCCAGGAGAATCCAGACAAGATTAACAAGCACGCGAAGTTTGGAGACCGTAAGGGCGAAGTACGAATCCCAGTAGACCAGATGACTAGGCCGCTTGGAAGTTTCAAGAAGGGAACGGATTACGTTCCGAAGACGGGCAATTACAAACTGCACGAAGGCGAAGCAGTAGTGCCCAAGGAGAAAAATATGGCCGCAGATATTTACGCACACGTGCCGGGACGTACTGAAGCAAAACCCGCCAAGAAAGAAATCAAGCGGATGGAGATTACGAAGTCTCACAATGGCAAGCACATCGTGAAACACGTACATCACCACCCCGCGCATGAAGATGAAACTCATGTCATGAATGACATTACGGCGCTTCACCAGCACATGGACGATCACGCAGGGACGCCGAACGAAGATGCAGGCGCACCACCCGCTGGTACACCACAGATGACCGCTTCGGGCGCTCCACCAGCAGCCCCGGCAGCACCCGCAGCATAAGGAGAATTATGGCATTCAACAAAGCAGCAGAAAAACGCAAAGGCAAGACCACCTATCCTGACTACGAAACAAAGCCAGTCGGGGTAAGTAACAAGGTTTCGGAAGGTACGAAACGCGGCGGCGACAACCATGTCGCAGCAACAGGTCGTCCAGGCGCAGTGGGCCAGAGTCCGGTGACGTGCTAAGTTTGTGATAAAGTTTTTATCCACCAGACTAATTACCTGAGTGGCGGGCGGTGCTAGTACATCGCCCTTTTCTATACTAGGAGAAAATATGAAACGTGGAATACATTCAAGACTGTTTTGTAGGCGTGGACATTCCTTGCAAGGAGATAATGTCTATGTCAGTAATCGAGGTACACGGTGTTGTCGAACTTGTGTTCTTGATAGAGCAGACGACCGATATAAAGGTTTATCGACCATAGAACGAGAATCTCTTTTCCTTCGACAACGAATTCGTAACACAGGGAGAACACCCGAAGAATACGAAGCCTTGTACGTTGAGCAAGAGGGACTTTGTGCCATCTGCGGGAGTCCTGACTCGCGAGGCGTTCTACACAGCGATCACGATCATGAAACGGAGCAACGTCGGGGATTCCTTTGTCAAAGATGTAACCAAGGAATCGGCTTTATATTAACCCCTGAACTTCTTCGTAAAGCAGCAGATTACGTAGAATATTGGAGGAATCGTGCTCGTAGACCAGTTGGAGATTTGGTTTCAGAAGCATCTGCTGGATAAAGATTATCAACATTTAGGCATGTCGCCCGAAGAAATGGATAAAAGGGCCTACCAGAGTTTTACCAAGATGAAGTCCGCGCATCAACAGTTAGTAATGGAAGTTTGTCGGGCCTACAAGGTAGTAATTGACGAACAACCAGAAACTCTAACCCGTATGTTGCGGTATCGGTTCATGGCTCAAACCAACCTGTTTGCGCTATGCCATCTTCTTGAGAAGTATAAGGATACAACGGATAAGACGTACGTATGGATCGACGGGACGACACATGACACCCATCAGGAAATCTGCAATGAGTTTTTCGTGCACAAAGACCCGACGGTAAAAACTTTCAAACAGTTCGCGCAAGAGTATGTAGACCAGAAACAGCGCCTGTTGCTCGTGCCTCGTGGCGGCTTCAAGTCGTCTATTGACATGGCTGATACCGTGCAGTGGATCATAAACTACCCGGAAGTCACCGTCATCATTCTTACAGGCGTGTTGCAGTTGGCGAAGGACTTCGTTACCGAAATCAAGGGCTTCTTCAAACTTGAAGAAGGGACGATGGAAAACGTCAACTTGTTCGAGACGAAGATAGCCATTAAGCCCCGAACATTGGATGACGATACCCCGTTCATGTTTCAAGTGTTGTTCGCGGAACACTGTATAGCCAAGGATGATGGGCGCGAGTCGGAATTTGACACACCAGCCAGTTCTGTCCAGGGCACGGGGTCCACAGTTTGGGCCGCATCCATAGACCAGAACTTATCTGGTTGGCACGCGGGCATCATGAAGTTGGACGACGTTGTAACCAACGAAAACAGTCGCACGGTTGACCGTATTATTAACGTCAATAAACAAGTCAGTATCAACAAAGCCATGCTTCACCCATACGGCTTCTACGATAAAATCGGAACGTGGTATGATTCCGAGGATACGTACGGCCAGGACATGAAGCACATCGCAAAATGCGAAAAATCTGGCGACCCTATCAACATGAAAGTGTACCTGCGTCCTTGCTGGTGGCCGAATGCCGCCGCAGTGAAGGCGGGTAAAGTAGAATCCGAGATGCATGAGTCGGACTACGAGTTGTGGTTCAACGTCCCAGGCCAATTGACATACCAATTCCTTCGCGGCGAGATGCATGACGCTGAAGGTTTTGCGATCAAGTATCTGAACGATCCGACGCGAGCACACACGGTAAAATTTCCGCGTGAGTTGCTAGAACGCCGGACAGTCCACTCCAACCTGCTCCCACAATCGGGGTTGGTTGTCACTTGCATTGACACGGCCTACTCGACGAAGAGTTGGGCGGATTACACGGTTATGATAACTGCCCTCATTTACGGCGGGCGGTTTTACATCATTGACATGGCTCGTGGTAAGTGGAACGAATTTGAACTGCCTGTAAAGATCGCATCTGTGGCGAACCAATGGCGACCCGCACGTATGTGCATCGAGGAATCTGTTGGCGTAAAATGGCTCGGGAAAGAAATTTACCGAGAGATGGACAAGTTGCGTGTACGTGTACCGATTGAGTTTGTGCCGCTTGGAAAGGGCAGCAAAGCTACTGCGAAAGATCAGAAGGCGAAGCCTGTTCTCCGATACCTTGGAGACGACCGCATGTTGTTCGCTAACCAGATGGTTGGACTAGAAGAATTGTACACTGAACTCTCCAATTTCGGAACCGCAGCCGGAACGCACGACGATATCGTGAGCGCACTTTCAATTCTTGTTGACCAGTTCTCTTCATACGCGGACATGGAAGGCAAGAAGCAGGAAGCCTCCCCCGACTTCGTCATCAGTTCACAACAGAAACAGCAGTACGATCACATATACGGCAAGGGCACTTACGAGAAATGCTTCAAACAGAAAGCGCTCAACGTGGCTCTGGAAAATCCTGATATGTCTACGCAGGATGCGGTCAAGGCCCAGCAGGACTTCGCTGGGGGTTATAGTGACCCACTACAACAGGCCGGACTCTATGATTGAGGATTATGGAAACTTTCTATACTTATCTGTGGCTTCGTGAAGACGGGACGCCCTATTATGCAGGCAAAGGAAAAGGCGATAGGGGGTTCATTCGCCAAAATCATCATGTTCGTCCTCCGGTAGATTTAGCCCGAATTATTACACAGGAGTGGCCATCAGAATCAGACGCCTTTGTTGCTGAGAGATTTCTAATTGCCTACTATGGTCGTAACGATTTAGGGACTGGGTGCTTGAGAAATTTGACGGATGGCGGCGAAGGAATGTCGGGGTATAAACACACTCCAGAGACCCGTCAAAAACTTAGCGTGTTAAGTCAGGGTCAAATTCCTTGGAATAAAGGTAAAGTATCTTCAGAAGAAACCTGCCGCCGATTAAGCGCAGCCCACAAAGGTAAAACACTATCTGTTGAAATTCGTCGTAAGATTAGCGAGTCAATGAAGGGTCGTCCCGTTTCTGAAGCGACCCGTAATAAATCTCGTGAATCGAATCTAAAAACGTGGGCAGATGAGAAACTTCGTCGCACGGTAGGTCAGGTTAATAAAGGCCGAGTGCCTTGGAATAAAGGTAGAGTGATATGCCCGAACTAATCGACGACCAACTGCACAGCGACGGTAACCCGAACGAAAAACTTACGGGTGAGAATTACAACAAATCGGGCGAACTAAAAGAAGTGAAGGGTGACCTTTCCGCGCATCTGGGAACTGTCGTCCAGTCATCCCAAGCAGCCAGGGATTTTCTGTTGAACAAACAGTGGAATCTGCTTTGGCGCGATGCCGACTTGCTATTCCAAGCACCTCGTCCAATGACGGTGTACGAAAACACGTACGTTCTCGAACCCAATGTTGTACGTTTTACCGTTGCGAAGATTTGTAACTCGGTCGTTCCGCAATTGTATAAGGGCATGTTCTATGATGACCCGCCAATGATTCTTCGCCCGCGCCCAGGCGTTAAGCAGGAAATTACGGACGCGAAGACAGCTTTGTTCTCATACATACTTGACAAGAGCAAGTTTAAGACCGAGACGAAGTGGGGTCTTGAAACAATGGCTCACCTCGGTACAGGTATATGGAAGTGGGGATATGATTGGACAGAGATTACAACGTCCAAGCGCAAAGCCGCCATCATTTCAGAAAAAGTCGGGCCTGACGGCCAGTCAACAACGGTTACGATTCCTACGGATGAGCCACCCAAGATTACGGTTACGACTAAGGTCGTGCCCATGCCATTCTTCGAGCATCGTCCACTGGATGCGGTTCTTGTAGACCCTAAGTTATCTGTCTCAGATATTCGCGAATCGCGATGGGTTATTGACGTTCGTTCGATGGACTTTTACGAAGTAGATTCTATCCGCATTGCATTAGAAAAGGAAGCGAAAATCAATCCCGCAGTAATGGGGGGATGGACGTTCCCTACGAATCTAAAAGAAATGTGGGCGGTGCAGTCACCGTCCGCGCCGAACCAGATGGTCGAGCAAGCCTTGTATATGAAGGGTGCCGTCCATCATGCCCAAGATTCCAACGTCGGTAATACGCCTAACCCGCTGATGACCAAGTTGGAAGTGCTTGAGTATTGGGATGGGAAACAAAAGATCATCGTCCTAAAGGGCGAGAAAGTGTTATACAGGGGCGACAACGAATTCAAACGCGTACCGTTCCTATCTGCAAACTGGTGGAACAGACCGAAGTCGTTTTATGGAATGGGTCTGGGTCTCATCGTCGGACAGAATCAGAGAGTTGACCAGGGCACGATCAATGCAATTCTCAAAATTTTGTCATACGGTGTCAACCCGATCTATCTGAAAAAGCGTGACGGAAACAATTTCACCCAGATGATTAAGACCAGCGTCGGCAAGGTTATGACCGTCGATGGCGAGGCGGACAAAGCGTTCAAGCTAATGGAAACCCCGAAGGTGCCACCTGATGTTTGGCAGGCATTAAGGGAATCTGAACAGGCTACTGAATCCTCATCCGGCGCAGATCAACAGTTGGTGCAGGGAAGTTCAGCAGGGCCGCGATCCTCCATGGGTCGTACTTCCGGGGGTGCTGCAATTCAAGCATCCGCGAGCGCGACACGGCTCGATGGTCCGTTGGACAATTTCATCGAGCAAGTGTTCAAACCATGGTTATACATCATGGATGAACTCGTATTCACCAAAATGTCAGACGCGACCATCCTCCACATTCTGGGTGAAGTGTTGGGCAAGCCATTAGCAAAATCCGTCGGCATGCAAGATTATTGGGACGCAGTCATGGATTTTGAAGTTCTCGCGGGCGCGGCAATGTCTGCGAAGCGTACCATGGCTCAGTCCATGACGATGTTGACGCAATTCCTTGACAATCCTCAGTTGCAGGATTCACTTGCTAAGCAGGGGAAGAAAGTTGACTTTCTCACCATCTTCAGGATGTGGATGGAAGCCAGCGAATGGAAGAACGGTAATGACATTGTCATACCGATGACCCCAGCCGAGATTGCGGAGCAAAAAGCGAATTCGCCAGCAGCTATTAACGCGGCGAAGGTGCAAGCAGGCCAGCAGTCTACACAACAGAAGTTCGAACAGAAGCAGGAAATGGAAGACCAGTCATCTAACAATCGCATTAAGCGCGACCTCGTTATTGCATCGGCCAAGGCATCAGGACTTTCCGAAACGGTAGAGGGCGAACCAAGTACGGGTGGGTTAGAAGGACAGCAACCGCAAGTCATGTAATCTTATATGGGTCGATTAAGGTCTAATCGACCCATATATAGGTACAAAGCTGGAACAGAGGGCCTCGTAAGAGAACCAGCCTAATATGTGCTCTGTTTGGAGATTGAGATGTTGAAAACCTTCATATTGGTACTCATGCTGGCTTTGGGTCTATCCGCCCCGACGACCGAACCTGTCCACGTATCCGCAGTGACAAAGACAGCCATAGAACAACAGCACGAAACCACACACCGTATCGCAGTCTATTCTCTGACGGAGGGTGATAGTTGGAATCAAGAAGTCGGACACTGTTCAGCTACAGTTGTCGGACCACACGCGATTCTTACGGCCCAACACTGCTTTTTTGATAGCAATCTTACTCGATTGGATTCAGAGAAAGACCCTATTCGAATCATTGCCGCCATCCTTGATGGGAACGACCATGTAATCTATCTTGTAGATCGGTCATTCAAGACGTGGGCCAGCATCAACGAGCGACCATTAGTTCCAAATGAATCTGTACATATCTGGGGAGCACCGGGGCATAACAGCGACGTTTATCGTAGTGGATACTTCGTTGGATACTCTACTGAAAAACAATTAGACCCAGATTTGAAAGTCCAATTCGAAAAATTCATTTTGCCTACTTTCGGCGGGGATTCAGGTTCGGGAGTATTTGACGAGAACGGAAGTATTATCGCAGTAACGTCCTTTGGCGATAAATCTGCCGAAGGATTAGACGTTCCGTTGGCTTTTACACCCGATCAATTGGATACCGCCACCCGATAGCATTATCTTGGAGGAGCCGTGCTTAAAGTGACAAACGAACTAAAAGGATTGGACATTGAGTTGGAACTGACCGAAGACGAGCGTGGAGTCCTAGCCGCAAGCGTGAAGCAACGCGGCTTTGAAATCATGCAGCGGATTATGGAAGATCAAGTTCGCAAGTTCAATTTCAAATTGCTTGATACCAACCCTGCGAAGCAAGATGAAGTTCTCGCCGCTCACTTCATCGCAAAAGGCGTGGCACAGTTTTACACTGCGCTCATCGAAAAGATTGAGAGCGAGTGCCAGATCGTGGCTTACACCAACCGCAAACCGCAGATTGAGAATGCGACAGAGATACCGGAGTTGCAGTAACCTTGGAGGAGGATTTGTATGGGTACACCAATCGTAACACCTGAAGTGATAGAAGCGCCTGTGGCTGTCGTGCCCGTGGTCGCGCCCGTGCCTGAAGTGAAGTGGCACGAATATCAGCCTGTAGACGAACATAATCGTCCTGTCGGCGGCAAGCAACGATTCAGCTATACCACCATGGAAGAATTAGTCGCGCAGTTGGAAAAAGCACACACCAATTCTATCCTCGGCATGCGTGATGTAAAACGCAAGGCCCGCCTCGGAACTCCCGAAGTGGATGCCCTGCCCGCAGACATAGAACTAACTACGCAGACTATCCAGTTCAAGGAGAAGCCGCTTACCACAGAAGAACGGTACGCGATATCTCAGGACATGAACGACCCTGCGAAGTTTGAATCCGCTCGCGACCGACTCTTAGAGTCCTCGCTTGGCGTCCCGCCTGCACAGTTACGCGAGACCTTGAATACACAGCAGCAACAGACGCAGCAGATTTTAGCCCGTCAGAACGCTGAAGTGTGGCTCGAACGGCACCCAGAATTTTATTCGTGCACCGAGAACATCAATACAGTTTGTGAATGGATGACAAAGACCGGGCTAAAACCATCCATTAAGAATTTTGAATTTGCCCAAGCAAAGATGGAAGAAGCCGGATTGCTTCTTTCCTCTCCTATCGTGCGTGAGGTTCTGCCAGAGACACCACAACCGCAAGTTGTGACTCCCGTGGCGGAAATACAGCCGGAACCGCAGGCTGTAGCAGTGGAACCCGTTCGAATTAACGAGGCTCCGGTGCCGCAAGAAAAGCGACAGAGTCATGTTCCGTCAGGCTTGAACAATCGTGTTGCCCCAGTGGGTGGTGCGATGCCAACAAGCGACACGGAAGCACTGACTCTGAAAATGATCGACGATATGCCTTCCGAAGATTATCGGAAGCAGATTATGACAAACCCAGCGTTTGTCAAACGTGTGAACGAGTTGGAAGCAACCCGTCCCCCACGTCCTCGTCGATAAGTTGTTGAAAGGAAACCCCTTATGGCATTTTCGCCCGCCGGGAATCAGCTTTCTAACTTGCCCCAGTCCACGGTAAAGTTTTCATAGGACTTACACGGAAAACCGTAGATAGGCAGTTTGACAAGTTCCGTCGAGTGTGGTAATATAGAGGTATGACAAAAAGTTCCGTGAGAACCTTGACATTAGGGTTCTTAAAATTCGACTATATCCGTCAAAGGCTCTTTGAGCAGAGACGGAGGAAAGGCTCCAATGCAATCCAAAAATAATGGGTATGCTGCGGGGATAATAGACGGCGAAGGATGTATATCTATTTACATCTCGAAGCGTTTTGACAAGCGTCAAAATAAATTCGTCTATCGTCCTGTATTGGAAATATCTGCCTATCAAGGCGATAAGCGGCTTACTGATTGGTTGCAGTTTCATTATGGTGGGGCACAATATGAACACACCATGAAGAACTCAACACGTCCGGGTTATCAATGGACAGCCCCTCGGGGCAAGGCTCGTGAACCATTCATTCTTGAGATATTGCCGTATTTAATTCTCAAGAGAGAACAGGCACTACTCGCTTTAGAGTACATTAGAACTCCTTTAACATGGGACATGAATGTAAAGCGATTTGACCTTGCTAGACGGTGCTCAGTATTTAATCGTAAGGCTTCCTCACGTAGTCAAGTGGCGAAGAAATACGAAGAAGCAATGCTGAGCGTAGGTGCATCCCCAACGACTAATACGTCGAACATCGGCAGTGATGCCGTAAAGATAGAGTCTGAACTACATGGCGACATGTAGAATGTGACTCCAGTGATGGAGATAACAATAACAAATTTGTAAGGCACAAACACCGTTCGTCGCATGTTCGGAACGTCTCGATCTTCCGATGAACAGTGGTAATCAATATGAAATGTTCATGTACGTTCCGTTGGCCGCTAACACCACACAGACCACGGAAGGTACGGTCGGTTCTTCGTTGTCTGTCAGTGTTCTTACGACCACCGCGACTATCGGTGAGTACGCCGATTACGCGAACTTCAGTTCGCTGAGTTTGGCTACCGCGATTGATAACACCGTTGAGAACGTTGCTCGTGAAATGTCGTACCGTCTTGGCGAATCGTTGTCCGCACTTGTGCGTGCAACCGCTGACGGTGCATCGAGCATCGACGCGTCGGTTCTAATTGAACTGGCTGCTTCGAGCACTTCTAGCTTCACCGCTCTGTCGCTCTCTCAGATTCGTAACAGCGTCCAATCGCTGGCGGGTCGTAGCGTGCGCCCGTTCGACGAAGGTTCCAAGAGCTTCGCAGGCGTTATCCATCCGTTCGCTTTGGGTGATGTCCTTGCTGACAACAGCAACGATTCCCCAATCGACATTCTGAAGCACACTCCGGTGGGCCAGATGAAGATGGACAGTCTCGTCTCGGTTGATTTGACTGAAGTCATCACGCTGCCTTCTACGGGCGTGGACTTCTACCAGACCAATCTGGTCACTCAGACCTCGAATTACAGCGGTATTACAGGTCTGACCGCACTCCGCACCTACATCTTCGGTCGCGATGGTATCTTCTCCATCAACCTCGGAGCAAAGGGTGATACCGGATTCGGTGACGGAGAATGGAGAAACATCAATTCGGTGTCCTACTTAATGAAAGTTATGTAGGTTAAAAAATCTTTTCTAATTGACTTGAACCCTGAGATGGGAATAAGGCGGAACGCTACGGCGACCGTGAGAGACTAAATGAAAAGACGCCCTTCTGGGCGGTGCGATAGTCCGATCATTACGGGAATGAAACCGTAAGAGATCAGCAGAAATGACTGATCCCCTTGCACGGGTAACAATAAAGCGAATGCAAGATCGTGCAGAATGCTGAGCCAACTGTAGCCGATCCGGAAGGGTTGATCCCTGGATGGACCAGCTACCGTGTGCACTTCACAACGTCGCTCGGCCCAGATACTACGATACGCCAGCGACAGATAGATGCAGCCTCTGCAATCTCCTAGTTGACAAAGCAGTGACAAAGTGATATTCTTAGTATGGGTGAGTGCTTATCATTCACCCATACTGAGGATTGAGGATAATTATGGATAAGCCCAACTTAGTTGGCGAGAGGTTCGGCCTATTAACGGTCATAGCTTCTACGGAATCAAAACACAACCGTTCCCGCTGGATTTGCCAGTGTGAATGCGGTAAAACTTGTATCGGTACAGGAAAGACTCTTAGAGAAGGTAAAAAGAAAAGCTGCGGCTGTTTGCGGCGACTTTCCTCCCAAGAGAAAGCCCGTACGATGAGTAGGGATAATACATTGCCTGTCGGGGTCGCTTCTATGAACCAGATGATGGTAACCTATAAATGGCAAGCGATGAAACGAGATTTAGTATTTTCTCTATCTTCCGAAGAGTTTAGGGAGATCACTTCTAGAGTTTGTTTTTATTGTGGAGATGCCCCTGAGTATTCATATCAAGGGGCCTCTTGCAAAACCCCATATCGCTATAATGGTATCGACCGTTTGAATAACTCTATAGGATATGTGCTTTCTAATTGTGTACCTTGCTGTAAGATATGTAATTTTATGAAGAGAACCAGTTCTTTAGAAGATTTTTTGAACAAGTGCAAACAAATTGTAGAGTACAAAGCAGGCATGCCGTTAGCCTGTGACCACGTTTACTGAAATATTGACAAGAGCAACGGCTCTTTCAGAAAAGGAAGTCTATGAGTAACTCAAGTGTCGGGGGCGTTCCTACGAGCGGTCTCGGCGTTGCAGCAGCAGTAAAATTGACTGGAACGGGCGTAGTGCAAACCTATACCCCCGTTGCCAACACGCGGGGTGTCGCCCAGTACACCGTCAACATCCCTATTGGTGGGTCCGTTGTTGTAACATCTTCGGCCATTGACGACGCGGGTGCAACGGTCGGAAGTAGTGGGGGTGGGTTGGATATTTTTCTTAAAACGGCAGCTAACTTCGCGATTCTTGGTGCATCCGCAGTTACGGGAAGTACCGGAGCGGGGTCTACTGTTTCGGGTGGGAATATCGGAATCTCTCCGAATAACCAAACGTCTGTCACAAATTTTCCGCCAAGCACCCTGACGCCTCCCGGTGTATTCCATTACGCAGACGCAACCGCAACACAGGCTCAGGTTGATTTGGCCGCAGCTATCGTGTTATTCCAAGCACTGCCTCCAACTCTATCGGGTCTGTCCAATCTTTCAACAGGCGGCAACGGTGCCAATAACCACACGTACACGGCTGGAAACTATTTCTCTGCTCCAGCTTCCAGTCTCGACATCCCGACATCCATTACTCTGGATGCACAAGGGAATCCGAACGCGGTATTTGTGTTCGTTGCGGGTTCTACCATCACGTTGGAATCCGGTGCGAGCGTTCTTCTAGCGAATGGCGCACAGGCAAAGAACGTTTATTGGGTGAACGGAAGTTCTTTCACTAGCGTCTTTGGCGGTACTTCCAATATGGTCGGTTCGATTCTGGCCCACACCACAATCACCCTCGGCGGCGGAACTCTCGCAGGCAGGGCGCTTGCCAACACGGGAGCAGTCACCTTGAGTACTACTGACAATATCACGGCACCTGCGGCGGGTTCCGGTCAATCGGGATCAGGGTCTGGATGGAATGCAATCGTGCTTAACAACGTCCCCCAGAGCAGCAATCCGACTTGGTATCGGCCATCCAACGCAGGCAAGTACAGCAACACATTCTTTGCCCCTGTCTCCGTCGATGACACAGACGGCAATCCGTGGACAGTTCGTGGTCGGGTCGCAGGACAGTGCGTGGTCGAATTCCAGATTCCGACTTTCTTGAATACGAACGGGTCGCTTCTCACGGATGTAAACACAGTCATGGACGAAACGCCGATTGATTCGATTTCGGCAGAGTTGATTTGTACCGTCACTGGTGGAACGAGCTAAGCGGCAAGCCCGCAGAAAAGGAATAGATTATGGCAAATCCAAATCCACAACACAATCCTACGGACGGGCTAGCAGTTGCAGCTTACGTTCAGGTCACAGGCACCAACGTTACTAATAACAGCGGTGGTGCGGGTGCGGCACAGGGTACGGTTGGATTCCCGTTGGGCCAAGGTATCGGCGCAGCGCCTTCCACGAAGCACCCTGTTGCCCAGTACGAACTGACACTGAGTCTTGGCAGCAAGACAGTCAATGGTGTGGTTTATTCCAACACATGCCAGTTGACGACCGTCGTGAAGGACGTGGCTAACACTACGTACTCCCCAGTCAATTCACCAGTGTACAAGTCATACGGTAATCCCGTGGGCGGCTTCTATAACCCGAGCAACGCAGTCAGCGGTAATGGTCTGTTGGCTAATCAGGTGGCTTATTCGGCACTCACCGCTTCCGTCTCAGCGGGAGGACTCGTTACAGCACTTCACGTCGGTCAAACGATTGTGGACGTGCAGTTCCCTGTTTTTGACAACACCCTAGGGAATGAATCAACTATGGGGAATCCGAAGAACATGATCTATATCCAGATCGTGGTCAACGTGATCGCGTAATACCTTGGGTGGGCTACCCGCATCGCGGCTAGCCCCCTCATTCCTAGGAGGAGATATGAAAGAAATTGTCAGAACCATTTGCTCCATCATATCGGTAATCCTCCAGGCAGTAATTTTAGTGCTGGTGCATTTTAAGAAGTAATTCCTTGGAGGAGGAAGTATGGAAGAAATCAGTATCGTAAAGGCTTTGCGGGAGTCAATCGAACTTCTGCGAAAAGAAAATTCGAGGCAACGTAAGTTGATAGGGAGGCTGCGGAA